ACCTTTATTATAAATATACAGAACACAAAAAATGGGAGGTAAAATCCTCCCACGTTTTAATTACTAAATATGTTTAATTATTATAAGTTTAGCTCAGCCCAATCATATCTTATTGTCATTTCAATATTAACAACATCTTCTGTGCTCCAATCTAAAGCACCAAAATTAGATTCATTGATCCACGCACCAGTTAATTTCCATTCTTCAATGATTTCACCTAATGGAGATAATTGTTGTATACGAATATTTTTTTTGTAATATGAAGAATACCCATCTCTACCTGTAATAGATTCGTGATGTTGACGAGCCCATTCCATTACTGCTTGTGCTCCAGATGGTACAATTGGATCATATAAAGTTAATGCAATTGTATTCCAAACTGTTTTACCTTTAACATAACGTTGCACATTTATATAATCTAATGCTACTTCTCCATTTGTGAATGATGGCTTAGCAGATGCTTTAATTAAGTATGATGGAATTGATATTCCTGGTCCATCGATAGCTAAAATAAACTGATGCTGTTTTTTTGGTTCCCATGAATATGCTTTTGCAAACATCTCCGGATCTTGTACGAATCCTAAACTTTGATTAATTTGATCATATAATCCTGCCATTTCATTGTCCTTATTTTTAAATATAAATATTAGCAAAGTAAAAAAAGGTGGAACATAAATCCCACCTTTAATACTTATTTATTTGTTAATGTTATACAGGGAATGAAGCCCCAGTTGCCTGGATATTAAAATCTAATATAATAAACTCAGCCGTTCTCGTTGGTTGCAAGAAAAGTTGACCATATAAAATATTTTGATCTATAACATCTGGCGTATTATTTGTGTGATCCATTATAACACGGAATGCATATAAACCTTGTTTAGCTCTAACTTGTTCCATATATGGATTTGCTATTGCTAAGAAACGGTTTCTAGTTTGATCTGTGTTTTGTTCAAATACTAAATATCTAGTAGACGACGCAATAAATTTCTTAACATCGATTAATAAACGGCGTACAGATACTCGGTCTAATGCACTTGGTCTAGCTTGTAATGTCTTTTGACCCCAAACTACTATTCCTTCATTAGGGAAGTTCGCAATAGGATTAACACGAGCTGTATACAATGTATCGCGATTAGCTTGTGATAAATTGATATATGTGTCAGACACACTAGTTAAACCACCTCTAGTTAAACCCGCTGGTGCATACCATGGTGCAGCCACTTTATCATTAAATGTTAATACACCTGGTACAACAACGCTAGGTGGTACCCATAATGGAACATTCTTAGCTGGATTCATAATTCTTACCCATGGCCAATATGTTGCAGTATAATTGCTATCCATTGTAGTGATTTCAGAAACTACCGTTGATATGCTATCTTCTAATGCATGTGAATCCATCACATAAAATGTATCTTGACGACCTTCTGCTAAATTGATTGCCAATCCGGTTACTACACTGTGTTTGCTATTTAAGATACCCGGAGTTACTAACATGTTCATATCATAATAATCAGTGTTAGCTAACAATGAAAAAGCTTTTTGATATGCTTTAGTTCCAGTAGTCGATGTTCCAGAACAATCAAATCCAAATGTATTTGAATTAGAAATCCATTTTCCAGAATATTTTGGTAAATTTGGACGAGTTCCATCAAATCCACCTTGGAATGGTACAATGAACTTTCTAGTAGTAGTAGCCACATTAGTAACAAATGATCCACTAATTAATGCCGATTCTAATGATCCAGTAAATGGAGCTGCTGATGTTGGAAAACTGGCTGCTAAGTCTTGAGTCATATCTCCTAAATAGAAACTAGTATTTGATCCAGTTGTAAGTCCAAAATTTAATTTTGGTAATGCTGCTAAATAATTCAAGTTATTCAATGATGCAAAATCAAAACCAAAATAGTTTTTAGTACTATATGTACCATTAACTTGAGTAGTTACATATGCAGCTGCAGCTAAATTAGAACCACTAACATCTGGAATTGGTGATTCAATTGCAGCAAAACCGAATGGAATTATTGTTTTCTCATTAGTTGCATATGTAACAGAATCTGTAACTTGTACACGAATGAAATTAGATTTGTTTGGATAATCTCCAACACTAACAAGATCGCCGGAATCAGTAATTGTTTGATAATGATCTCCGATAACATTGGAGATATAACGAGGTGATGTTGGGTCTAAGTTAACATTTGAAAATGTTTCTACCTGGTCCGGTGTTGTGTCTGTATCTTGAGACAAATATGGCGAAGTAGGAATATTTGAAGTATTAACTCTACGAACTGATATGCTAAATGTACCATATCCATTTGGATCTGAAACTTCTGCAGATGTTTTTATATCAAAAATACCAACTTTAACTTCACTATTAACAGAAGTACCATGAGAGATTGTATGAAATTTAAATAGGTTTTTTACGACACTACCAATTTTTTGTGATGTAATCCATGGAGTTGCTGCTGTATTATAATCATATGTTAACTCGTAATTAGCTATTTTAACTAATGACATTGTTACATTACCTAAATTTGCAAAATTTGCATATGCAGATTTATTTTCATATTGAACATATACAGGATAATCAACTGACTTAGGAGACGGTCCAAATACTTTGTTAACATATGCATTGCTAGATTCAACAATTGATGCTGATATTGCAACGCCTGCAGCTACTAGGAATGATCCATCAAAACCAATTTCATCAGATTGTGGTGCGGCGAATGAACCAGATATTTTAATTGCAAATGAACCAGATCCGCCATCCAATAACACTGAATTTTCAAATACCGGGCCATTTATAGCTGAATAAAGAACTGGTTGTGATGGATGCAATACGTGTGTTACTACACTAGTTGATCCAGATGTAGCAACAATTGCTAATTCACCTTGATTTAATTTGTATCCATCTTCATATAAAAGACGAGTAACTGTGATAACATTACCATTTTTTAAATAGTCTTGAACTACATATGGTACATATGAATCATCAGTATAAGATCCAAATTTTTGTGTAAATTCACCCCATGATGTGATTTTTGTTGGAATTAATGCAGGCCCTTTTACAGTTGGTCCTACAATAGCCGCACCAATTTGTGCAACCCCTCCGGCTAAAAACGATTGATCTACTTCGTTCGTAAATACGCCAGGTGATACTATACTTTCTGCCATTAAATTACTCCTATGATTTTTTATATATAAATATGGTTATTGTTTGCCAAACTTTAATCGATTGACGTAAATGTGCCATCTTCTATATTGATAGAACCATCGCCGTAACGTTCTTTAAGGGTCTCAATCAATTCTGATTCCTTTTGTCTTAATTCGCGGAATTGACCGATCATCTGTTCTTTTTGCAATTTCACAGTTTCCTGTTGTTCTGTAAGCGCATATTCTTCGATAGTAATTGATCCTATTAAATTTGCGTTTTTTGCAAAATCATCTCGTAGCTGAGTAATTGCTTCTAAATGTTCTTTGTCTAGTTTTTTTGTCATGATATTTTAAATAATTTATATTATAATATAATAAGTATTACTTAAAGTTCAAACCTTTTATGTCAATATTATGATGACGGGTTTGATGTTATAACGGTAGTACCCATATCACGAGCATATATTCTTAATGGAGATGGTCTATCTGCACCAGCAACATATGCGCCTGTTTGTCTGCTACCACATCTAATTAAATTACCACTAAAATCACATACCGCCATTACATAGTATGAATATACCGTACCTGGTGTTATTGAGTTAACAATGAATGAAGCTCTATATGTAGCCGAACTAGCATCAGCATCTCCATTTATTCTAAACCAACCGTTTGATGGGGTAGTAGTAGCTGCAGAACCAGAATGTAATCCAATCATTTGTACCGCAGCACTATTAGAAAATATGATATCAGCTTCAAACGTAATTTCAACTAATGCACTTGCTGGTGCTGTAAATGTTATTTTTGCATATCGGTTGGTTGCATCTGAGTTGCAATTGATTGCTGTAAATTGAGTTGAACTTGCTACGGTGTGTGTTGCTAAAGTTGATGCCGTTAATTCAGTTATTGCAAGAAGTTTTCCGTTATTTATTCCATTACCAGCATATGATGTTGCTGTTACACTACCCGATACATTGAGTGATCCGGTTATTTCTGCAGTTGATCCTGAAGCAAATATTAAATTGGATCGGGAACCATCAACAGTACCATTACCTACAATGAATGCACTCTGTGCAGGTGAAGATATATTCCATTGACCTACAACGAGTTGGAATGAACCGGAAGCTACGGTATTCAATCCTTCAGCGTGGGAATATGAACCATGTGTTATAGTACCATATCCTTCTGCGTGAGATGATTGACCATATGCTTTATTACCTTCACCTTCGGCATGGGAATAATCTCCAGCTGCTAAGTTACCACTACCTTCCGCATGAGATGCTAATCCGGTAGCGCCAGTACTGTCGCCTTCAGCGTGAGAATAATTACCAACTGCTCTAGTATCATATCCTTCTGCGTGAGAATAACTACCAGATGCAATAGTATTTTGACCTTCTGCATGAGAATATTGACCATATGATATTGAAGCAGCTCCTTCTGCGTGGCTC